GGATCTTTATTAAGTGGAGCAGTTAACTCACTTAAAACGTTGCTTCTGTTAACTTTATCTTCAGCAACCTTAATTTTAGTTTCTGCTACTTTTAAAGCTTCGTCTTTTTCAGCGATAGTGTCTTCTAGCTTTTGTGCGACATTATGCTGATCAGTAAGTTCGCTTTGTAACTTACGAATTTCTGTGTCTTCCGCTAAATGCGAAGACATATATTCACCTGCGAAAGCTTCAAATACTTTTCTTCCGAAGTTATTTTCTCTTGCAACCTTGATATCTTCTTTTAGATCTGATATTTCTGATCTTAAAGTTTTATCAATTGCTGTTTCAACGATACCAGCCGCTTTAGAAATAAATCTAGATTTAGCATCTTCGATTATTTTCTTGCCTTCTGCTACCATTTTAACTTTATGATCTACAAGAGCTTGTTTATCTTCATTAAACTCATTAAGTTCTTTACTTAATTGTTTAACAACAAAATCTTCTAACTTCGCAAAGTTTTCTTTCAAGCCATCTCTATCTGCATGAAGCTCTTTTACTTCTTTGACAAGCATTTCACTTACAAATTTTTCTAGCATTGCTGTATGCTTTGCTACATTTTCTTTGTATGCTACTCTTTCTGAAACTAAAGCCGCTTTATCTTCAGCAAACTCTTTCATTTCAGTAGTAATCTTGTCTGTAAGCATTTTGTCCATAGCTTCTACGATCTGAGCTTTGTCGTTTTCGTATCTTTGGGCAAACTCTTCACGCAATTCGGCAGTAATGTCCTCTCTGGCTTCTGACAATTTTGATTCCCAAGCTTCACTAACCTGTGAATGTACTTCTTCAGGTAGTTCAACGCCTGTAAAAATGTCTTTTATTTCTGTTGCCATTGGGTATTCTCCTTACCTTTTTAGCTCGTTTATAAGTTTAACGATCTCTTCTGCGAGATACTTGTTAGCCTTTTTATCATTAATGGCATCCTGAGCTCTACCATATAATTTGTTAGCACCTCTCATATTCCATAAGCCTTCATAGATTGCTTTTGGATAGGCATCTGGTGCTGACGGTTGAGCCACAATATCCACTGTCACAATGTCGAAGTCTGATACGTTACCTGCTTCATTGACATTGCCAGTACCTCTTGATGATACACCAAGTTTAGTACCATGCTTCAATAGAGTTTCACAAATCTTACCCATGGGTGTTGGCAAAATCTTTAATTTTCCAACTCCATTTGGACCATCCATCCACATATCTGTGATCATATGTGATACCCTCTCTAAGTTCACTGTGAGTGACTCGGGGTGGTCTGCTTCTCCCAAAACTGATAGACCTGAATCAAGTCTTTTCTTGATTGATCCTACAGCACTTCCAATTTGTTCAACTGGATATACTCTTTCATTTTGGTTTTTAACACCGCCCTGGATAAAGATACCTTTCATATGTAGGTCTTTACCTTCACCTTCATTTAAAACTTGAAGATGTGCTTGGTCGAATGTTAGTGTCTCTAATAACGGTTGCATCATAATGTGTGTCTCCAATAAAAAGCTAAACTGTTAAATGGTAATTAACCACCTACTACCGGACTTGCCTTTTCACTTGCTACTTTTGGTGCCGCGTGTGGCTTCGGTGCTGGTGCTTTTTTATTACCTGCAACATTTACGTTACCTGTGCTCATATCTTTTACAGCTGGAGAAGATGGTTTTGTATCTTCTTTACCGCTTACGATATTTTCACTTGTACCGCCCATGTCGTTTTTGTCCGCTACAACCGATGACTTATTATCAGCATCATCATTGTTTGATGGTGTTGATACTGGTGTCATTGAAGTTGCTTCGTCCATTTTATCTTCTTTAGCTTTATCTTTTGGCGCTTCTTCCATTTTGTCGTCTTTGTCTTTTTTGCCTTCTGGTAATACTGATTGTGGTATTGTTTCAGTTGCCTCATCAGCCATTTCTTCACCTGGCATATCATCTGATGCTTCGTCATCATCTGAGTCACCACCGATCATTTTTTCAAACTCGGCTTTTAACTCTTCTAATGAATCTTCTAAATCATCAATTTTATCTTCCATTTCTTCAGCTTTGCCTTCAGCATCGCCTTCTGGAGCTTCTAACTCACCCATGGCATCATCTTTGTCTTCCATGTCATCATCGGCTTCGTTAGTTTCTTCTTGTTCAATTTCTTCTGCATTGGCTTCAATAGCCTCTTTAGCCTTCTCAACATCTGATTTTAAATCAGCTTCTTGATCGCCTTCGCCACCAATTTTTTCTTCAACTTTATCATCTTCAGACTCTTCAGATGATTCTTTCATCTTGTCTTCTTTATCTTTTGGTGCTTCTGCTACTGCATCTACTGATTCGTCTGATGTTTCGTCAACTAGTTCTTTTTCGATAGCGGCGTCTTGTGCCCCTACGATTTCCTCATGAATACCTCTTGCTTTTTCAACAATTACGTCATGAAGCATTTCTTGAGCTTTCTCTGACTCGTTGTTTACAAGATATTCAAGGACTTGTTCTAATTTTGATCTAAATTGTGTCATGACGATCTCCTAATCCGCGAATATATTCGATTTAATAGTTATATTTACATAATTGTGGATAATTCGTGAGAATAAGAGGTTATTTTGAGGCGATTTTCCTCGCAAGAACAGATAACTGCTATTTTTATGGTAATTTGATGCTAAATTTACTGAGTGTGTGCTTCTTGTGTGTGATAATCTAGCTACTGTTTATTTAATAATGTATGTTTAATATTCTGTATGTACAGAACTACATTGCTGGTGGTGGAGCATACATTTTAGAAACAAAATCAGAATTTTCTTCTTGATCTGCTTTTCTAATATCTCTCACTCTTCGCAATTTATTTAAATGTTTCAAAGTTAGACGAGTCTTTCTGCTGTCTTTACGACTAGCTTTATGAAACTCGTCTTCCTCTGGAAAATAGTTTTCTGTTAACTGATGATATCTCATAACAAAACTATTTATATATTTTACTGTACGTTTGAAGTTTCAGCTGACGCATCAGCTGGTGCACCATGTGACTTAATACTTTGTGCCACTGGCTTACCTTTGAAATCACCGACTGTATATTCGACTGCTTCGCCTATAGTTACTTTTGTGATCCCTGCTTTCTTTAATTCAGAAGCATGAACAAATATATCACTTCCACCTTCATCTGGTGTAATAAATCCATATCCATTTTTTGGATTGAACCACTTTACTTTACCTTGTGCCATTTTCGTCTTTCCTTTTTTATGTTCCTGGTGTTACTGGAGGTGGTGTTCCACCTGTACCTGTATCACCGCCTGTTGATCCCGCACCAGTGTTGCCAGCTTGGGCACCTCCTAATGGAGACTCTTCACCACCTGTGCCAGGATCTGTTCCATCATCTGGTACTGGTGATTGTGGCATTGGAGATGCACCAACCGAACCTAAGCCAACTCCACCACCGGCGCCGCCGCCTGGTGCAGTTGTAGTTCCGACTTGAGCTTTATTCTCTTCAGCCCACAATTTCTCATTTTCGTATATTTCTTCTTCATCTAATTTCAAGAACCTTTTCATAGCAAATCTTTTTGACATATATGGTATTTCTTGAATTTGATTGAATATGTTTACAAGTTGTGAATCTAATTCGATTTGACGATACTTACCAAAGTTTTGTGGTTCGTTAAATTTTAATTCAAACATTCCAGAATCAACTTCGATTCCTCTATGTTTTAAGAACATTTTAAATTCCTTATCAAAAGAAGGAGATATCATGTTCTGTAATCTTTTACAGAATTTAGTAAATCTAAATTCTTGTATATATGCTGTTCCCACTCTACCATCTGAGAATCCAGATGATTGATCTTCTGGCGTTGAAGGCAAGTACGCAGATGGTACTCTTAAGCCTTTTAATAGTTTATTATTAAAGTATTTTAAGTCGTCAATGTCACCTAGGTTTTGTCCACCTGGTAATGTTTCAACTTTTGATCCTCTACCCTCTGCCGTTTGAGCAAAGAAATAATCTTCCATCATTGATAAAGGATTGTAGGCGGCATCCATGATATTTGATCCGCCACCTGTTCTGTTAGGTATTCTTCTTTGATGAATTTCATTTTTAATTCTTTCAATAAAACCCATTGCTTTGTTGGTAGGCATATTACCTACATCTATGTAGAACACTCTTCTTTCAGGAGCTCTTTGAACTCTGTAAATGATTATTGAGTCTTCTAATAATTCTTTTTGTTTGTAAGTTTTAAAAATTGATTCTAATATTGATGTACCAAAAGGCCAAAATCTATCCATTCCTTCTGATAAAGATATATGTACAATGTGTGCGGCATCAACAGCCGAAGTTTGTGCTGACTTCATAAATCTACCTGCTGTAGATGGAGCCATACTTGCTGACGTCATGCCTCTATTATAATCTGATCTTCCTTGGAATGGCATTGAGCCTGATGCATAAGCCATCGGTGACGAATATTTGTCTGATGATGCATTTGTTAAATTTTTTGCTCTTATGTTTAAATCTAAATCTCTAATGAAGTATGATTCAGGTTTTTTACCTTTTCCTTCATTAACTAAAATTTTATCAATTTTAATCATGTCAACCCATAACCACTTATAAGTTTCTGGATCTCTTACATAAACCTGATCACCTTGCTTGATTGTGTTTCTAAACATCTTGAAGCATCTTTTATCCCAATCATTTAATGAGTTCCATTGTTCCAATGCTTCTGATATAACATCAACTTCAGTATCAGTTGGTTTATCTTTATATTGAATATGAAAAGGCATTCCTGTCTTTTCATCATTCTGTGTAGAAAATTCTGCAATGGTATCCATTGCCGCATTGATCTCAGTATCTAAGTCCATCTGGTCATATTGAAAGTATCTTTCATTACGATTGGGTTGACCTGCATATACTTCAGGTAACCAAGTGTTGTACTTAGAATTGGATGCCGCATTGGCATTTGGTGAACCCACACTTCCTACTGGGGAGGCTTGTCCACTCAGTGTTCCAATTTCGTTAAAATATCTTCGCCATGTTGCCATAATGTTATTTATAGTATATGTTTATTTTTGGTTTGTCAAGTTTTTATTCTTACTGTTGGAGATTATTATTGGTCTTCTTGGTTTCGGAGACTACTGCACCAGTTTTTTTATTAGTATCAGCTGATATTTCGTTATTCTCCTGTTGAGCCATTATCAATGTTTTCATGTTTTTATTGATTTCTTTCAATACATCAAACTCTGTTTGTGCTTCAACATCTGGTGTTAAATCTCCCATTGAGTTTAAACTTGCTTCATTAATGATCCTTGTAGATCTATCGTCTAGTCCTTTAAATGGTGTTGCTGTAGCATCACCTTGGTTTGTGCCTGTAACCATTTGCTCGTTATTTTTTTTCTGTGTATCTGTTGTTTCTTCAACTGCTTTTTTAACAAGCTCTCCAGCATCAATTGATTTTTGATAATCATATTCTGGAAATACTGATTTAAATTTTTTCTCTGATTCTTCGTTTAATGCCTTTTGTGCTAATTCATATTGTTTTTTAGCATTTTCATTATTTGCTTTTGTATCTTCTACTCTTTGCTTCTGTTGATCAACCAATTCTTGTGCTTTATCAACTTCATCTTGATCATATATCTTACCAATAGAAAATATACTTTTTCTTTCAGTTGGTCTATTTTTTGCTGTTTCTAAATTTTCTTCTCTTCTTTTTAATATGTCTTCTTGAGTTTTAACATCTGCTTCTGACCCATAAATACCGTCAACTTCAAGAGCTTTCGCATTTGCCAATTCTTTTTGTGGTTTTAATATTTCATCTTCAAAAACATTTTCTTTACCACCTTTACCACCCATCCATGTAGGTAGATCCATTGAGATAATTTCCCATGCACCAACAATAGCAAATTTAATTGCATCTCCTATTGCTTTAATAATCGGAGCAAATATGGCAACGAATGTATCTTTTAGTGATTTCATAAATCCGCCACCTTCTTCTTTTGATTTGCCAAATCCTGATACTGCATCAATAATATTTTTGATGTAATCAATAAATTTTTGTATCATGTCACCTAAGAAGCCAATTAATTTTTCAACTCTTGTTTGTCCTGTTTCAGGATCTCTTTGCGTTAGATAATTTGCAAAACTAGATAGTGCATCTTGAACTGTGTCAATTACAGCAGACATACCTTTCATTATTTTTGTGTTACCAAAAATAGAAACAAATAAATTTGTAAATGCTGATCTAACTTTGTTCATTGCTGTTGAGAATAGTAAAAATGCTTTAGATGTTTCATCAGGATCAACAGATGATCTTAAATCGTCAAGTGTACCTGCCAACATTTCCATTTCTTCTTCTGGAATGTTTCTTACCATTCTATTAAATTTAATAATATAGGCCGCTTGAGCATCACCTTGCATTTCTAAAGCTCTGAGTCTTTGGAAATCAGCATCTGTTAAATCTCTAGCTGATGTGATTAAATCATTAAATGCACCTTGTACATCTCCACCGCTTCTTACAGCTTCAGCAATACCCGATACACCTTGATAAAACTCACCTGATGCCGCAATAGTACTTCTTGCTAGTTCAGAATATGCCGCACCTTGTCTACCAACTGCTTCTGATATCATTTGAGATAGTGGACCACCAATCTCATTACCCAATGCTCCAGCAAATGAACCTGCTAATAATAAACTGTCGGCCGCTTCTGCACCGGCTTCACCTAAGCTCATTAAGTAGTTGGTTGCTGAATCTGTTGCAAGAGTTTGTTGTGCAATTTTTTGAATTGTATCAACTGTTTGTTTTGTTAAACTTGTTAGTGCCATGTTCTGTGCAACAAAGTTCATTGTACCTTGGTGTATTTGTTGATTATTCATTCTTGTTAGAACACCTGTTGCTCTCATGGTATCCATGTATTCAGCTGACATTGATATCAATGCTTCTTGTGATAAACCAAATTGTCCTACTGCTTCAGTGGTATTAATTAATCTTGCATTAAGATCTGCAAATCTTTTCATTCCAACTATACCAACTGTAGTTGAAAATGTTGAAACCAGTTCAACAAATCTATCTGTTGATATAAACATTCTTGATGACATATCAGCTACCTGCATCAAACCATTTGCGGCCGCTGTTTGAGATTCTTGAAATACAAAACCCTGTCTAAATAAAGTCAAGTATTGATCACTTATGTTTACAATCTTGGCAACCAGAGCACCAATGGCAGTTGCAAGACCACCTATTGCCGCACCCATTACACCCAACTTGCTTGTTACTGTACCAAGTGCTTTACCAAATACACCTAATCCTTTTGGCTCTTGCAATCCTTTTACAGTTTTATCATATGACTGACGTGCCGCTGTACCCATAGCATCACGCAGATTACCAAACAATCTATTTCTGTCTTTATCAAGTTTAGATTGATCTTGAAGTACTTTAGTTTGTTTGGATCCAATTTCTTTGAATATATCTGCGGATGTTTTCTGAGCGTCTGAGAGTTAT